GAATTTAAAATATCCTATACGACAACTAATGTAGGTGCGGTTGACCATTTTGCATTAAATTCCAGCGGAGAGTTCGGTATCGGTACTGATCCTGTTTCCAACTGTAGACTTCGGATTTCTGGAGGCACTTATCCATTAAGGGTTAATAAAGGCAGTACAGAATACTTTTTCGCAGAAGATATTTTATATGCCAATGAGTCTGGCTCTAGTGGAATGTACTTCGTTAACCAGAGTTCATGCTTGCGTTTTGGTGCAAACAATGCAGAGGTAATGAGGCTTGTTAGCGGCAATGTCGGCATCGGGACTACTGCGCCAGCCCAAAGGTTCCATGTGCTAGACGCTAGTGGTTGGCAAGCAAGGTTTTCCTACGCCTCCGACAGATATGTTGAGATAGGGTATCAAGGTCTTTTAGGAACCTACGGGACAAACGGTAACGATCTTTACATAGGAACTGTTAGCGCAGGGGCATCCAACGGTCATGTGATTTTCAAAACCATAAATACAGAACGCGCCAGAATCACAAGGGACGGCAATGTTGGTGTGGGCACCGTAGCTCCTACCGGCAAGCTCCAAGTTCATAACGACGGTTCCGGCATCAAGGTTCTAAACGCCGATTCCGATCCAGATGTTTTCGAGGTTTACGGCAGCAACGGTACTTTGTTCACCGTCTCCGACGATCTAAGTGATTCGTTGATGAGTGTTAACAACGCCGCCGGTTTGCCGGTGTTCGAGGCGTTTGCGGATAACACGGTTGTGGCTGGTCAATATGGTCAGAACGACCTTGTGGTCACGGGCAATAAGGTGGGGATTGGGACTTCATCCCCTAGTACGGTGTTAAGGGTAGAAGGTTTAACCAGTTCGGCGCAGACTAACTGGGTTGTTATGGATGCAAACGGTAATTTTTATTATCGTACCAACTCTCCTACCTCTGGTTCCTCTGGGTCTTCTGGTACCTCTGGGTCTTCTGGTAGTTCGGGTTCCTCTGGTACTTCTGGTAGTTCGGGTACTTCGGGTTCCTCTGGCTCCTCTGGTACCTCTGGCTCCTCTGGTACCTCTGGGTCTTCTGGTACCTCTGGTAGTTCTGGTACTTCAGGCGTAGTGGGAATGACGGGTTCCAATAGTTACGCTCTTTTTAAGACCGGGACGGCTACTGCCACCACAATGGGGGACATTATGTTTGCCGCTACGGCTACTTCGGGAATAGGTGGTTGTATAGGCATTGGTACTGCGAGCCCGACTGGAGTTGGAGCTCAATTATTACACATAAAAAGTAGTGCAGCACCTTATACAGCGGAATTAAAAGTTGAGGGAGGTTACTCTACTGGCTTGTATGTTGAAAATGGTGACGCGAGAACCCGAATTTATAATAGTCATCCTGCTAGTAATACCTATGGTGGTTTTGTTTTTGAGATAGGAAGCGTAAGCGCCAAGGCTGGTACAGAGGTATTGCGAATCTTGTCTAACGGTAACGTGGGAATTGGCACGACGAGCCCCGCTCATCCATTAGTTGTCAATGAAGCTAGTCCAGTTTCTTCAACTTTGGGAGATGGCCTTTTATTACAAGTACAGACTGCCAGTAGTAATTCCGTAGGAAAAAGGCTTGAAATAGGCTTCAGCCAATATGCTGCTGCGAGTTATCCTCATAGTGTAATAGGTCATCTAGTAACAAATAGGACTGCTTATGAAGCTGGAGATCTTTATTTTGCTACGAAGGGGGTTACTACTGATACGGCTCCTTTAGAGCGCATGCGAATTTTGTCTGGCGGAAACGTCGGAATTGGCACCGAAGCCCCCACCGGCAAACTCCAAGTCCACAACGACGGTTCCGGCATCAAGGTTCTAAACGAAGACGTCACAGGTCAACTCTTTGAAGTTTACGGTGATAACGGTTCGTTGTTGACGGTCAGCGATGACCTTAGCGATTCCCTGCTACGGGTAAATGATGCCGCCGGTTTGCCAGTGTTCGAGGTGTTCGCAAATGACACGGTTATTGCCGGTCAGTATAACCAAAGTGATTTGGTTGTCACGGGCAACAAAGTGGGAGTGGGGACAAGCGCCCCGGCCAGCAAGTTAAGTGTCAAGGGCAGCACGAGTATTGGGAGTACTTACGCCACAACAGCCGCTCCTACAGATGGGGTAATAATTGAAGGCAATGTCGGCATCGGGACTGCTTCGCCAAGTGCAGCTTTAGATGTAAGAACAACTACTGTTGGTGGGGGCATCTTTGATATACAAGAGGTTGCTACAGCTATAACATCTGGTTATAAAGCTCTTTCATTATCTAATTCCAATACCACAGTCGGGAATCATACCGCAATAAACTTTTCGGATACGGTTGGTGGTAGTTCTACCGCTATAATTTCAGCAAAATGCAACGATCATGCTAACAACTATGGTGATCTTCAGTTTTGGACACGGGGAGCTACGGGTTATGGCACAAGATTGCACATTGACCAAGAAGGGCAAATAGGCATCGGGACTACTGCGCCAGCATCTAATACGCCGCTTCATATTTATACCAACTCCGCGAGCGACCAAAAGATTCTCCTTGATAACGATGGTGGTGGGCAGTCTGGCTTGATATTGCGGACTGATCGCAATTCAGAAAACAATATAAGTAACTTTATAAATTTTGAGGCCAATGGCAACTTGGGAAGCACCGTTATATACAGCACGATAAAATCGTACATTGTAGACAATTCTAATTCAGCAGGAGGTACTGGTAGGCTGACTTTCACTACAGCGGTTGATGGAACTGATACCCCAGCATTACACATTACAGACGGCAAAATCGGCATCGGGACTGCTGCGCCCGACTATACATTGACTGTTAACGCGGGAACTACTAACGAGATAGCACGTTTTCAATCTTCAGATAATGATGCTTTAATATCTATCAAAGATGATACTGATGCTGTCTATGTAGGTCTAGATGCTTCTGCTGATATAATGTCACTTGGCTTCAGTAATTCTTTCGCTTCTACAAATTTAAGCATAGATACAGTAGGTAAGGTCGGTATCGGGACTACTTCACCCGATGTTAGGCTTCAGGTTGAAGATAGTGCAGCGGGAAGCAATGTAGATGTTCTGCAATTAACCAATACGAGCAATAGCGCAAACTCAAGTGTAGGTATGGAGTTTTTCTCCGCAAACGCACAGTTCGCCTATATTAGAGGAATAAGAACATCCGACTCAAACGAAGGGATATTAACTTTAGGGGTTAGAAGCGGGGGTTCGGAAACTGATACCTTAAATTTAAAAGGCGGCAATGTCGGCATTGGGACTTCTGCCCCCGGTTCATACAAGCTGTATGTAAATGGGAATACTTGGGTGCAGGGTTCCCTTGAAACCTCTGGGCAACTTAAAGCGGGAACAAGTCTGGCGATTGGCTCGTCGGGTTCCGGGGGCTACACCCTGCCAGCTACAGACGGAACCAACGGCTACGTCCTCAAGACAAACGGAAGCGGAACGGTAACTTGGCAAGCTGACAGCAGCGGCGGCGGTGGTGGTAGCGGGGATATAACGAGTGTCATTGGTGGTACTGGAATCAGCGTATCTGGTGGAACCAGCGGCGATGCGACAGTTAATTTGGATACGGCTGGGGCTGATTCAATGGTGAATGCTCTTGTAGAGTTGACCACCCCGCATGAAGATGATTTTATAATAGTATCGGACGAGGGAACCAGCGGCGACCCGGTTAAAAAATGTAAGCTAAAGCATCTTGAGTTCGTCAACAATACAACTTACTCCAGTAGCGGATGTGGTTTCACTATTACCTACCGGGACTGGGATAACCAAACATTGGATACGGTGTCCATAACATTAAGTTGCGGCGGAGGGGGAAGCTAAATGGTAATTGTAAATTCTAGCAAAGATAAACTGATACCTCTTCGGGATTCACTACTAGCCGAGGTTGAGGCTAACGAAGATTGGGCGTTGCTCAATAGTGCAGGAGCCTTGCCCCCTAACTTGGAATACCATTCAATGCAGTTTGAGAAAACCAACGACAGCATAACGGTGGATGACGCGGAAGGGGTGGTTTCTGTTTACATCAAGCACAAGGTTATTGGTGGCGACATAGAGGTTGGGAAGGTTGTTAAGTTTGCGCTTGGCGATGAATTACCAGCAGACAAGACCCTTTGGGCTGAAGGGCAAGAGGATGATCTTTACGCGGATGCTTGGGAGGTGTCTGGATATGCCGAGCAACAGGAGTTAATCGCAAAAGTAGATCGTTTAATTAAAATCAAAGATGCCATCTCCTGATATAACATATGAATGGGTGCAGCGACGGCCAGCATTGGACTGCGAAGAAGATTGTGTTTGTCAATGGCTGTTCCACTTGCGGGCGACAAAAGGTGAGGCGGCTTCTTACGTTAGTGAGACTGTCCAGATAACCGGGGAACATAAGCCTATAGGCGACTATACTGCTGACGAAATAGAGAAGATGGCAGAGGCGTACCGCAGGATTAACAAGTGGGACGCTATGCTGGCTGCTGACATTGAGGAACAGCTAAACGCGCCACGAAGTGTGGACGGCTGGAACGAGGAGACTTTAAGTGTTGATACCTAAAATCATACATCAAGTTTGGGGTGGGCCTATGCTGCCGGGGATACAGGAGTGTCTGGATTCGGTGAAGAGGGTTATGCCTGACTACGATGTTAGGGTGTATGATGGTAAAGAGGTGGACAGGATCGCCCCAGATGGAATGACGCTGGTCGGAAAGACGGATGTTGTCCGCAACAAGAAGCTCTACGAGGAGGGCGGCTGGTGGGTGGACGCTGACTGTTACATGATGAAGCCACTCAACGGTGATTGCGCCTACAGCTACGGGCTACAGGAACAGCGAGACGGATGCTGGAATCAGGTTTGTGATTGGTTGTTCGGGTCGGAAGCTGGGAACCCAGATCAGAAGCGGTGTCTTGATTGGATTAACAGTAGCCAGCTTGTGAACACCTACGATGGTTACATGAGGCGACCAAGGAGGCATTGCCCAAGGTCGGGGTGGGGGATTGATACTGTTGGAGCAAAGGGGTTTCTCCCTTACAACGAATATGGCTCCAGATACTTTGCTAAAAACTATGGGAACAAGTGGCATCATTTTCCGGGCCGAAGCCCACAGAGAAGGAAGCCAACCAACCCAACGGCGGTACATTTGTTTTTAGGTAGCTGGGTTAAATCAGCAACGGGGGTGTTGAGCGAGGTAAGGGAGGTTGAAAGATGGAGGTAACAAATTTAGTACAACAACTAGGGGGTCAAGAGGCGGCTGAGTCGCTGGCCAAAGGGCTAATCGGGGAATACGGCTGGGTAGCCCTAGCTGCATTGGTGGCTATATTGGCAAAGGATGTGGTGATTAAATTCGCTCAATCAATACTGGTCTTCTTCGGCCACGGCTTTGAGAACGACGAGATCATCTATATCAGCGGCAGACAGGCCAGAATAATCCGTAAAGGCGTGACTTCAACCACCTTTTACATGAGCGACAGGCGAACCAAGATGGTTGTCCCGAATGAAAAATTGTCAGACTTAACGGTGGAAAAGATGCTGCCGCATAACGGTGGCGACCCTTATTTGTCCAAGGGAAGCGACCCTGACTTTGTGGGTTACGAGGAAGTGCCAATAGTGCCGCCGCCAATGAAGGTTCAGGTGGTAGACAAGAAGCCAGCACCAAGGAGAAAACGATGAGTTACCACAACTACGACCCAGATGCGATGTTTCCAAGGAAGGCGAAGCCCCCTCGGTTCTGGACAGGAGAGAGGATTGCTAGGTGGGCGATTATCATTGGGCTGTCTGCTTTTGCTGTATTCGTGGGGGCAGGGTGTGGTTCCGTTAGGAACATAAAGGAAGTGGATTTCGGGATTACGGGCTTGGAGATGGAGTTTTACCCAAGCCATCCCTCTCAAGAGGAGAAAAGTATATTTGATTTCAGCACGCTAACGAATAGAGTTCGGGCGGTTCCAGTAGACTGGGATGGCCCTGTGCTGATGCCAATGAGAAGGAAATAATATTATGGCTAATACATACAAATGCGTGAGGCTTGAGCCTCAATGTCACCACGCTGGCCACGCCGAAGGCGGCAAGGTTTGTAGTGTGGTAATCGGCCTTACCGCTGAAGATGGTGAGGGTAATTCTGCTTATATTGATGGCACATACCAGTACCCGGAGGGCAAGTGTGTGGCCGTATCCACGTTCAAGTCCAATGCCAACAAGATCGTGAGCCAGTTTGCGGCAGACAACGGCTGGGTGGCGAGTCTGGACAGCCAGATAGAATCCCAGAAGGTAAGACCTGTTTCGCCCGACGACTTCTCTCCTCCAGAGATCACGGTGGATACCACGGTAGAGCCAGCGGAGGGTAGCCCTGCTGCTCCGAAGCCAGAACCTGAGCCTGAACCTGAGCCTGAACCTGAGCCAGCGGATGACGGAGAGGAAGAGGGGGGCGGATAGCCCTTGTCTTGGAGGAAGCACAGGCCGAAACCCAAGAAACGGAGGCGAAACAAGGGTTGTCATAAACCACACTTTATTGATAGAGTAACCCCGCTTATGGCTGATCAGAATAAGGAGCAGATACAAACTGCTACCCAAATCCTAGTAAACGCAGCATCTCAGGCACGTTTGACTGCTGCTGAACACGACCAAGTGCGCCAAGCCACACAGATTGTGGCTACTGAACTTGGGTTGACGGGGCCGGGGGCTGCGCCTCCACCTGACATTGTTATGCCTGAACCCGCCGTGGAGGAAAAGCCAGAATAATGCTGAATGAGTTGGCTAGACGACATCAAGGTGGTTTTTGCTTCATCCGCTGGTATAGGAAACTGGTGGATGGAGATTGATATTATCCTGAAACTAGCCATAAGTGCAGCCACATTGTTCTACATAATCCTCAAATGCCGTCACTTATTGAAGCAAAAGTAAAACTATGAAACGTATCCTAATTATTGGGGCGTTGCTGCTGTTTGCGGCGAACGCCAACGCGGGTGGTCTTTTCAGCGCAGGCTGGAAGCCAGCCCCAAATCTAACCCTGTTTGGCCAGAAGGTAACTTGGGCCATTCCGAGCCTCTGCATAGGGGCCAAAGCTGGGGTTCTCCCTGATGCCGGGATCAACTCGGACGGGATGAACCTGAAGATTCCTTACCTTGCGGTAAGTATTCCGTTCCCCAGCCTTACCGTTTCAGTGGGCAAGGATAAGCCCAAGGTTGAGCTAAAGCTGGGTGCGGTGGATAAAACGGAACATAAACCAAAGGGGGGTGAATAAATGCTTAAATCAAAAACGACTTGGACTGCAATAACGGGCGCAATTGCTGGAATCGCCGGGTATTTTACCGGGGAACTGGAGCTAGGCGCTGCTGCTAATGTGGTAATCACAAGTTTGCTGGCCCTGTTCTTGAGGCACGGAATCAAGAAGGTCGAGAACGGAGGGTAATACCCCCAGATCGCTCTACAGGTATGTCTATTATTAGACTGATAGCAGGGCTTCTCAAGGCCGTCCCAGTTTTGGGGCGGCTTTTTTCGAGACTCGCTGATGAGAAGAAGGAGCAGAAAGCACAAAAGAGATATGAGGAAAAACTGGATTTTATTGACAATGCTGTTGATAAGTATCGTCGGGCCGGGGTGCGTGACGGGGATGAAGCTAAACAACGTGAAGGAACTGACGGAGCACCCGCAGTTCCCAAGCGCCGCTCACGCCGCACCAGAGTGGACGGAGGCAGCCCTAAGAAAAGTAGCAGAACTGGAGTATCACCTAGAAAGAAGGTGAAAACTTCAAAGCGGAAGCGCCGTAAGCCCAAGTCTTCCGGCTGAAGGGCTGTCTGAAATTTCTAGGTCTGAGGCCATTTCCCCTATAAGCGCATAGCTAAGGGAGTCAAAGCTATGCTTGTTGTCATCGTTAATCACATACTGCCCGGCACTTTTCCCCCTTCGAAGGAACCTAAGCATATCAATTGTCCTGAAGCAGTGGGCGCTAATGTGAAACCTGTTCTGCATTAACAGGTCCTTTATCAGCTTCACCCTCTGCCTTACAGAGCCTGAGAACTTTGGTGCCCCGATGAGGTTAATTTTACCACCACTGGATGCAGCAACAACCCTGTGGTCATAGGTATTACCGGCGGCTCGGTACCTGACCATTGATGACATGTCCGACCAATGTGTCCACCTTATTGGTTTTCCTACCTGTTCCTCCAGAATCTCAATCTTATCAAGCGCCTCCCCGGTGAAGTCCTCAAGGGAGACATCTGCATGAAGCACGACGAGTTCATCGAGGACTGCCCACCTTGTGCCGCTCATTGTTTGAACCTTTTCCATTATATGGAATGCGTGGTTTCTGTCTCCCAAGTCCCATCCTCCTATTAGTTCAGTACAGCTTTCGGAGGGCAAAATTACCTCCCATTCGCTTTCAACGGGTGATTCAGCATCACCGATGACGTGGGTTTCGTACTTAAAAACCTTGCCGAAATGGGAGTCTGTCGATGATGCGGTCCATTTTCCCAGCACATATCTGTCATAAAGCTCAGGGTCTGGCCTGAATGTGGCAATCAAATCCTTCCTGTCGTAGTCGGATAGGTACGGGTTGTCATGTATCATTGCCTCTATGATCTGGAATTGCTCAGCGTATTCAGGGTCGGGATGGTCTTCCTTGAATGGCTCATCGTACCAAAGCTTGTAAATCCAGCTACTCGTTCCCTCTTCCGCAGGGTTAGTGTCCCCGATCCACTGATGCCTGTGGTAATCCAGCCCGGGCAGTCGAAGCTGCCCCTTGCTGATCGAGAAAACGCAGCTATCTTTGAAGTTTGATAGCTCGGAAAAGAAGATCATACTGAATCTAGTGCCCTTTATCTTCTCCTCAATATCATGATCTACGTCCAAGGAATGCAGTTGTATCTCGGTTTCCCCGTCGTGCATATTCCTGATTTTCATGTAGTTCATCTTGGTCACACCGTCCACCTTTGGCCTTACGGTGACTTCAAACCCGTCCAGATTCTCCTCCCACTCAGGCACGATAAGGTCTGTTAGGTCTGACCAAACGCCTGATTTAGCGTTCCTAATGGTCTTCGTGAAGATTCCCACCCTTCCGCTTTTGGTTTCCCAGCAGTGCCGGACGAGCCTGTGCAATACTCCGATAGTCTTACTGGAGTATCTTGGGCCTGTCACCAGCAGGTAACGCTTATTGCAGTTGAATATCTCAAGCTGCTTTGGGCTGATTGAGGGGTACCAGCTCCCACTAGCATCTAGCGGCATACTTGTGGTATTTTAACCAGACAGGTGCGCTTATGGCAAACGAGATAAGTATAGATTTAAGCGACCCGGCTATGGCTGAAGCACTGGCTGACTGCAATCCGGGCGATACTCACACCATTACGATGGATGTCACTGTAACCGAAAAGGCGACCGAGCTCACTGGTGTGGTTGACCCAGTTAGCGTTGAGAAGTACGGTGCCGAGGAAGAGGAGGTATATGAGGAAGCCCCGCCAGCCCCAGTTGAAGGTGCCCCGCCAGCCCCAGTTGCTGCGGTAATGTGATGCCAAAGCATAAGCCTGAAATTACATACAACTCAGACGGCACGGTCAATGTGGTTCTGAAGTTCTATCGATTGAAGCCACACCGTGGAAGGGCCTTCAGAAGCGTTTCATACCACGATGCTGTTATGAAATCAGATGACATGAATGCCTATGTTAAGATATGGAGGAGGATGCCTAGGGAAAGAATTAGGAAGGTCATGGTACAATATGCAAAGAATCGAATGATTCAAAACAGCCCAGTGATAATATGATTGATTTAAATGTATTAAATAGACGCGGTGTCAACACGGACAAGCTTAAGTCTGCTTTTGGTCGCGGCGAAACCGTGATCCCTAAGAAAGCAAAGCCCCTCTTGGATGGGATTAGGGCCAGAATTGATGACGGCCTTCAATGGTGCATCAAGAACCATAAGATTTATCACGCCCTTGATCTGGCTTGGGACACCCCGTTCAAGCAGGTTAGCTCGACACTGGCCCACTCGCTGGTGACTAAGGACTTGGACAACGAGACGGTTCAGAATGCTGCCAGAGACTGGGGCCTGACAGGAATGCTGGACTCATTCACTGATGCAAAAGGAACGAAGCAGAGTCTAAACCTCCCGATATTTTTCAATGTATTCGTTCCGATAGTTAGGGCATATGTCACCATAAGGTGGGCTAGGATTTACAATGACAGGAGGCAATACCCGCTATTCAAGTACGAGATGGCGCAGAACACAACCACCAACAAGCTTCGCTCCGATATAATTACCGACAGGATACAGGCTATGGCCAATCAGTATGGCTATTCCGAAACCCTAAAGCAGGGAATTTTTCAAATGTTGCACTACGGCTCATGTTTCCAGTTTCCTCAGGAAGAGTGGCATTCTGAGAAACAGGTGGTCACCAACTCGGCTGGCGCTGAAGAAGAGAAGTATGTGAAGGAGGGGCTTAGGTACCACCTTCCGCATCCTTCGCGAGTTTTCTACGACCAAGCCCACAGGACAACGACGTTTAATAGCGATAGTGGCTGTAGCTTTGCTGGGTACTGGAGGATAATGAGGTATGGGGATATACGCAGAAATGATAAGTTCTGGAATGCCGACAAGATAAGGTATGGTAGGACCACAGACCTGCTTGCCGGAGCAAAAACCTATCTTGAATTGGTGTCGCCGTGTACGATGGAGTTCCCAAGGTCAGGGAATGCTTTTGGCATGCTTGACCGAGAGGAGGAGATAGACAGAGCTTACAATAAGGCAGATGATGACAAGGCTGTACTCATTACTGAATACTTTGAAAAGATTGTCCCAAGTGAGTATGGCCTTGGTGATTATGATCATCCTGTATGGTTTCGTTTTTGTTTGGCTAATGATGATACTGTCCTTTACGCTGCTCCATTACCTTACTGTCCAGTTGTATACTATGCTTACGACCCGCATGAAGGGCGCTCGATAAACGCCAGTCTTAGCTTGGAGGTTGTCCCGTTTCAGGACCAGATTGGGAACCTTTTATCCCAGTACTTGTTGTCAGTTAAGCAGAACTTGGCAAATATTACGTTTGTTGACACCGACCAAGTGTCTCAAACTGTAATTGAAAAGCTACAGAACTGGGGCGAAAAAATATTTCGAGGCTTGAATTTCATGCCGTTTAGCTCCAGACAGAACAAGTTTGCCCAGTCAGATGTACGGGAGGCGTTTAACTCGGTCAGGTTTTCCACACTCGACACGAACGGGATCGTTGGTGCGATGCGGCAGGTCATTGATATGCTTGAAAGGCTCCTCGTTATTTCGGCTCAGGAGATTGCACAGACGGCCAGCCACGAGCAGACGGCAGAGGAGGTTAGAACCATTTCGTCAACCACCACAACCCGCCTTGCCTTCACTGCCACAGGGGCAGATGATGCGATTAATGCGTGGAAAGAGCAGCTTTACAGGGGGCTTATGGCTTATGGCGAAGATGAGGTTTATGCGAATATTAACTCGCAATACACGGTTGACACGCTTCATGGGCTTGGGTTCTCGGTTACTGAGAAGGACGAGGATCGCTCTGGCTCTGTTAAGGTACGAGGACAGAAGAGCGCACTTAGCCTTGAAAATGTTGGCTCTTACAGGGATACTTTGGACCGTGTTTCTGATAACGCAATGGCTGCTGCGCTGACTCAGCTTTACACGATTGTGGCCCAAGACCCTGAAATCCGACAGAGCGTTGGCTTGGATCAAGTCCTTGGGGTTATTAACGAGATTGGCCAAATGCTTGGCTTGCCTAGAGACTTCAAGCTTCAGAAGATTAATGAAGCTGGTGGCCCAGACCAGCAGGCAGATCAGATGGCTGCCGTGGCTGAGGAGATCAAGGGGGCAATATTGCAAGAAGTTGGAGATGCCATTGAGCCTATAGCCAAGGGCACTCAGGAAAACGCGAATGCAATTGATCAGATAGTTCAACTGATGAAATCGGGGCCTGTTCCACCCCAAGAAACACAGTATGATAACACTGTCCCATCACCCGCCGGAATCCCAGCGGGTGCTGGAAATCCAGAATTGGCTCAGGTCTAAGGAGTGCGATAGCTTAAGGAAGCTTATCCTTGGGGAGATTGCGGCCCTGCAAGAGAAGTCGTCGCGACTTCTTATTATATCCATAGACGACCCCAAGAAACTTGCCGATGCCCAAGGTGTTGCAGAACAGGCCAATAAACTGGTAAAGTTTCTGGGTGTTTTTGATACAATTGCAAGAGGTGAGTACGATTTTATGAACGTGCAGTTAAACATTTCGGAGAAATTATTATGGCAGTAGCAGATGCAGTACAAAGAATGGTAGACATCCAGCGCCCCCCGGGCGTCAGGACGACGAGTATGGAGATAGGCAAGCCGGGTGACGCAGTGCCCCCGGGAGAAGTCGAGTCTCCTCCGGTAGAGCCCCCGGTTCAAGAGCCCCCTCAGATCGAGGAGGCCCCCCCGGCTGAGGAGGCTCCTGTTGAAGAGAAGTCCGAGGGCTCGGTTGATGACGCAACTGAAAGGCTAATGGAGCGTTTGGGCTACAGGGCCTCAAAGTCTGAGCCTGAGCCTGAGCCCGAGGAAGCCCCTGTTGAAGAGGAAGCCCCTGTTGAAGAGGAGCCGAAGGCAAAGAAGAAGCGAGGCCGCCCGCGTAAGGACCTTTCTGCTGACGAGATTAAGGACATAATCCGCGAGACAGCCCAGTCTGTGGCACCTCAGGTATCCGAGCCAGAGATTCCCGATATTCCGGCAACCAAGGACGAGGTCGAGGAGCTTAACCGGGAAGACCTAGAGGTTTTTTCCGAGCTTGAGGTAAAGAACCCCAAGTATTCTGGGATTAGGGATCGCTACAAAACCTACCTGAACTCACTTGCGTCCTATAAGGATGAGTGGCAGAAGGAGAATCCAAGCCAGAGGTTTGATCCGCAAGACCCGGAGCATGAAGAGTGGACTCAGGCCAACATGCCCGAGTTTGATGACAGGGATTTTGATGACGCCAGAATAGAAGCCAAGGCCAAGCGCCTGCTGAAGGACTCGGAGCGCAAATACATGAGCGAGCTTGAGTCTGTCAAATCGGAGGTTGCTGAGGCAAATATGAAGACAGAGCTTGAGCAGGGCGCGAACAACTCAATAGCTGAGGTGGTAAACTTTGTTGATGAGGGGTACCTTAAACTAGTTCAGGAAAAAGGTGGAGAGGCTTTTGAAGAGGCTGACCCGATTGCCCATCACGTCATAAACGAGACGCTTGCCTCAGGCGAGGAGGCGCTTTATGAGCTTGAGAAGCTTGCCCATCCCAGTAAAAAGTTCAAGATCAACATCAATAACGATGTTCACAAGGAGTTGATTGACTTTGCGGTTGGCAAGGAGAGGGAGATTTCTGCCCTCCCCCAAGGTGACCAGATGCACGAAGGCAAGCGGTTCGCTACAACAGAGCAATGGATGAAGATGCCGCCCTCAAGAAGGGAGAGCCACTGGAAGCTGGAGCCACAGCACATCAAGACGATGTATGTCAGCGACCTAGCGAAACAGGCAAAGGAGAAGATAAGTGCAGAAAAGGATCGCTTTAATAGGTATGTAAATAAAAGCTCCGGGAATAAAAAATCCCAGCCTAGATCAGCTCAACCTTTTCCTGTACAAAGCAGGGTTACAAAACCTCAACCACCGGCCACATCTGGAGAAGCTGTTTCGTCAACAGCTACATCTGAGCAAGGAAAGGTTAATCTCGATGGGCAAGAAAAACTGAAGAAGTATCTTTGGGGGTGATATACTGTCTCCCGTAACTCTTAACGGAGGAAAATATCATGGGAGCAGGATCACCTTATTCAAATAACGCAGCCCATCAAGGCCACGGCCCGGGCGGAACGCAAACCAAGTTATACCCGGCAAACGCCAATGCTAGGGACTCGCAAGGACTTCCAACTTCAGCCACGGCTGCTGTTTGGAACTCATACAACACTGAAGGGACAATAACTCGATCCAGTGTGGGCCTTGCGGCCCCAGCCGACTTGGACAACATATTCACGGACGGTACTAACTACCGTGACATGACTCACCTGTTAACGACTTCATTGGAGTTGGCAACATGTGGGGCTCGACAGTACGGATTGTACGATTGGCTGATTTCTAGCGCACAGAGCGTTGGAAATCTGGTAAACACCAAGAAGATTCAGGGTTCAGGCTTTGAGGTTGCCCCGTTCATCCTCGCAGCACAGAAGGATTTCATTAAGGATTCCTACTGGGTTGTTAACGCAATCTATCAATCTGGCTACGAAGTGGCCCCTGCATCCGGCACAAACCTTACGGCTGCTGGTGCTACCGAGGAGCTGCTAACAGGAGTGGCTTCTGGTTCCAACATAATCAAGGTAAGTGTCCCGGCAACGGGCAACCAGCCGGTTGCGAACAACTACTTTGTTCCCGGTCAGCATCTATTCTTGTTTATAAAGGATGCCACTGGTGCTGCATACCGCCTTGAGTTTGAGGTCGTTCAGGCCAAGGGCGGCTCGGCTGCGATTCAAGGCGGCGCAGCAAATGATTACGTCGACATCGAGGTTACCTTCGTTGGTGGCTATGGTGCTGGAAAGTCTGTTTCGACAGGAACGGATGCTGGTGACTGGAACGCATCCTTCAGGGTTGGCAGTTCTGTTAGCGTCAACGCATTGTCATTCAAGCTGTCAAAGGCTGGCAGCGGTGTGGTTGTTGCTGGGTCGAACAACGTCAGTGATTTTGAGAAATGGTGCGAAAATCGCCCAGCTCTGAATACCCTGAAACATATTCCGTTCTGGTATCAAACCTCACGCTTCACGCTCACTGTAGACCAGTTCTACAAGGAGTGGTTGCAACGGATGATGTCACAAAACACGTTCTTCCAGAAGTTTGGTGACGTTCCTTTGGCTGAGCGCAACAAGCAGTTGGGGCTCATGTTCCAAAAGGAATGGGTGAACCAGTTCTTCTGGGGTCAACCGCTTTCGGGGCAGACTCTGGCTTTATACCAATCTGGGGACGTAACCGGGCTGGAGAAAATCAACAGCTACAACCCGTCTGGCATAACGGATGGTGACGCAAGCATTTCTTCCGGTATGGAGGGAAGCTTCATGAGCTACCGTGCCAGTGCAGTTGGCCTTTACCGGCAACTGAAGGACACGGGACGGGTTCTCGATTTGCAGGGTGCCAAGCTAAACCTTGAGAAGCACCTGTTTGACAAGCTGTTTGAAATTGTCCGGTCCCGCAAGGACCAAGGAAAAACAGCCGATAGTATTGATGTCTTTACCGACACAAGGACGGCCCGCCAAATCTGGCGTGGAATGATCGAATACTATAAGAAAGACGCCGATGGTGGCAGTGGCAACATAATGGGTTTGCAGTGGGATATGGCCCAGAAGAGCCTGTTTGGCGGGTTCTATTCTACCTCGTATGTCCTGCATCACCCGGTTGGAGTCACGATGAACATCATTACCAATGAGTTCTTCGATGACATGCTAACGGTGGCAGAGTTTGGTGACACCAAGGGTTACCTTGGTGTTCCGAACACGACGGACGGTCCATCTGGGAGCCCATACGACGGAAGCGGCTCTGGGACCGGGGCGACCGGCGATGCCGGTACGTCAGATGGTTCTGGCGGCAGGTTCCTGATGATCCTCGACTTGGGTGGCGGCATCTATCCGGGAATAGTTGCATCAAATCGTGTGGTTCACTCTACGGGTGATCTTAACGACCTTGCCAAGATTAACTCTGGTTACTCTTGCGTGATGGCAAACCCGACCAAGGAGGTTACGATGAACTCGCAAACGTGGACGGTAATTGTTGAGTGTCCGACCGATAACCTGATTATCGAGAACTTCAGCAACGAGATTCCGGCCCCCGGAATTAGCTAATCCTAGCCTGCTACTGGCGTATAGGAATAAAAATAGCGGGGCGGTTGTCATGACCGCCCCGTTTTCTGTTATACTGCGGGCTGCTATGGCGAAGCCGAAAACGCACTACTGGAAGAAGTCAGACCCTAGGAATCCCGTTCTACTGGAAAATGGGGGCTATCTTGAACTCGAAATAGTTGACCAAGCCACTGGGATTGTGATGGTTACGAACCCTGAGTTGCAGGAAAAACTGGTCGGGATGCTGGGTACCTACGGACTGGAGCAGATCGACAAGGAAACCTACGAGGACTTAAAAAAAAACAGGTTATCAACCTGCTTAAGGCCGCAGCAGAGGGAAGAGATAGGAGGGATAAGAGCCTCAACCGCACCAGAGAGGCGACCCCAGCCGGTCGACGCAGGTGTTGCAGCGGCTAACAACGAACGAAGCGCGGTCTTTTCAGAGGCAGAGAAGGCGCTTCCGCTTCCCGAGGATTACAAACCAAAGGCATCTAAACGCTCTAAACCGACATGACATTTGCAGAATTAGTAGGGGACCTGAGCGGGGACATCTGGCCGGAAGGCGTGCCAGAGAACCTGCTTGCCCCTATAAGAAAGAACTTTGCGGCAGCAGCCGTAAGCCTACAGCGATACATTCCCTGCTTTCAGGAGAGGAACATCAATCGCTACCCCCAGTGCTCGACTTACTACCAGAGGGGTATGACAGTATTCGATGCCCCGAAGGGGAGAATTGAAAGACTGTACACTGTCCAGAATGCAGACGAGGATTATCCTGCTGTCTTCAGACAGGCCCAGAAGCATGAAGTTGAGTGTCATTCGTTTGCGTATATTAAAAGTATATACCCACCTGCGAATGAAGGTATGGATGTTCTGCCTCTTGGGTTCAAGTACCCTGAGGAGGACAGTGATTTCAAGGTTTCGGTCGACGGAGTCACAGCGACAAAGCAGACAACCAAGCACCCCCGCGCAGTGACCGGGCTTTGGGCTGTTGAAAAGAACAAGATTTATGTTTCGCCTTGGCTGAATAGCTACGAGGTTGCTGTGGTTGAGTGGAGCGGGCTGAAGCAGAGCTATGGAGATGAAGACATCGTATATGATTCGACCGACTGGAAGAGGGCTGTTCGCCTGTACGTCCACAAGGAGTACGCACGGGATTTCGACAGTGATTACGAAAAGTACAAGTTCCTTACTGTTGAGTACAATGAGGCACTGGCTGACCTACTTTATGAATGCAAGAAGGAAAGCGAGGTTAAGCCCTTCCTATACTGCTCTGAAGCGTTCGATATTCTGACAGCCAGAAGGGACGCCCAGATTAAGGCGGGAACAACTGATGCTGTTGCAATCACTTCTGAGTATGTGTTTGCCCAGATCGGTGACTATGGCGCTTCTGCGGGTAGTGGTAATTACGACGGAACCAATGCTGGCAAGGTGGCAACACTAGTTAAAGGCTGGGGCCCTCAGTTTATCATTACAACCGGAGACAACAGTTATGACGCTAGTGGGGACGACACGACTGCTGGGCTGTATGATACGAATGTTGGACAGCACTACAGTGATTACATCTTTCCGTTCGGCACTGGCCAGTCCAGTACCTACACATCCACTGCAACAGAGAATAAGTTTTTCCCTGCTGTTGGTAATCACGACTATGTATCTGACAGCCTTTCAGCGTTTCAGGGTTACTTCACTCTTCCGGGCAACGAAAGGTACTACGATTTCCAGCGAGGAGGTATCCACTTCTTCTGCATCAACAGCGGTATCGCAACTGATGGAGATGTTGTTGAGCCTGATGCCTTGTCTGGTTCTGCCACCGAGCACAGGGCTGAGGAATCCATAATGGCCAACTGGTTGGAGGGTAAATTAGCATCATCAAATGCACACTGGAAGGTGGTTTATTTCCATCACCCCCCTCACTCGTCTGACGTTAACATGGGATCAGGTAAAGGCACGCCAGCAATGCGTTGGCCTTTTCATGATTGGGATGTTGATGTTGTTATCAGTGGCCACGGCCATCAGTACGAGAGGATAAAGGATGCCAATAACAGTGATTTTCCATATATTGTTAATGGCGCAGGAGGTGCCCCGTTAAGGGGATACCACAGCAACGGGCTGGAATCTGGGATTACAAGCGTGCTGAAGTATAACACCAAGCAAGGTGCTGTACGCGGAACCATCTCTGGTGACACATTAAAGTTTGAGTTTATAGATTATGACGGAACAGTTCAGGACACCTTGACACTAACCAAATCAGCTAATGCAACTTCAACTACATACTCATAATGAATTTCGACAATGTTAAGACAGCAGACTGTGTAAACAAGGCAGTAACTCCAGCAAACAAGACTGATG